AAAAGCCTTCCGCTCGGCAGACAGTTCATTAAAAATTTGGTCTCCGCGGAAAGCCTTTTGCAGTCCGGCCTTGATTTCAGCCGAGGGGATGTCCTTGAGACGTCTCTCAACACCCTTGACCTTGAGGATGAAATCAGCACCATTCTGCGCAATCAGGGCGTCCTTCAGTTCCTGGGCATCCGCATCAGGCGGAGTGGCCGCAGGCTTGGGCTCGCCCTTCTTCGGCTCGGCAGGAGGTGGAGTTTCCTCGGCCTCTTCCTCGCCTTCGTCGTCATCATCAACGGACTCGCCTTGCTCATCTTCCTCAATGGGGTCGATGATATTCCAAGTCTCATCCGCGTCCACGTCTTCCGGTTCTGCGTCCGGATTCTCGCCAGACGGTGGGTTCAGTTTTGCCTGAATCGCGTCATAGTCGAAATCATTGTCAGCCATCACAAATCCTTACATCATCTCTTCGGGTGGCCCCGTCTCAGGCCCCATCGGGGGTGCTCCACCGGCGCCGGTAGGCGCGCCAGCCGGAGGTCCCGTAGGTGGCTGTAGTTCATTGGGGCTCGTGCCCGCGGGCGGAGGAGGAGTAAGAGCCGCGGCCGTGTCACGGATATGCTGTTCGCAAGCCGCTTTCTGATTCGGGTTGTACGACTCGTACTTCACACTCAGCCTATCAAGTAAGTGAATCTTCAAGTGAATGTCGTGGCGCTCAAGTGGGTAGACCCACCCAGCAACCTGCTCGACTGTGATATCGGGCGTCTTTTCAATGAGCGTGTTCTCTCGGTACGCCCGTTTCTCGTGCACCATTTCATCTGTGAATATCTTACCGGCGTTGCCAAACTCCAACATCTCCAGGGTAGAGCGGTCATCGGTAAGAAGGCCAGCCTCGCGGAGCTTCAGGATATACTCTACCCGAAGAGCACGGGACCGGGGCAGACCCGTCTGGGACACAACCTGTACGTCGGTATTGCCGCGAAGGTCAGCGCCCCTGAACGGTTCGATGTCTTCCTCACCGTTTCTGCCTGTGAACTTAAGATACCTAGGCACGTCGTAGTTTTCCTGCACCAGGCGCAGGGCCAGCGACCAAGCCTTGCTCATCACGTTGTTAATCAGATTGAGCAATGGATTTAGAATGACGTCATCCTGCTCAAGCAGTAGAGAGACCAGTGTGCCAGAGGCGTGAGACGCACGCTCAGGAAGTCGCCCGAACGACGCCGGGGACAGCGACACCATAGCCTCCATCTCCCGTTCGAGGTTGGCCTGATACGCAGGCATCTCCATCGGGAAGGGCTCCATCCTCATCTGGTGCGGCTCTCCTGCATTTCTGTTATAATCAATAAACACGCCATAGTCATTGACCCACTGCTTCTTGGAGAGCAGAGAGCCAAGAGGCGTAAGGACCTTCAGCTTCGCGGCCCTGTCAAGGGCCTGAGACATAATGCTGGCCTGCCGGTTGTACTCCCGCTGAAGCGGAATGGCATCCTTGAGCAGGCTCTCGTTGTAGGTAAATCCCTTCTCGTAGGAATCAATGGGCACAATCCGGTCCTCGATGTCGAAGAACGGAATCTCGCCGTAGTCATTGACCCCGTACTGGAGAATCTTCTTCTCTGTGCAGAAGACGTAGATTTTCTTGGTCCAGAACTCCTTGAGGACCACGGTCCGCCCGGTGATGTCCTCACCGCGGCTGGGTGAACCAACAATCACTTCGTGCTCGTCCTGCAGGGTCAGTTCATATGCGTCGTCCTGAGTGCTGTCCTTCTCCTTGAGCGAACCTTCCTTGAGGTCCCATTTCTCTTCGACCCACTCAGCATCAACCTCATCCCCGTACAGAAACCAGCGCCACTTGGAGCGCTCTTGGTACAGCGGGTCAGGCCGACACTGGAAGGGGCTGACCGCCTCGATGGCTACGTCGCCCTCGTCAAAGACGGGTTCAATTGGACCGGTTGGCTCTTCAGCAGACGGTAGCCCACCGGCAAGCTCTTCCTCAGACGGAACGGGCTGGGTGTCAACGGCATCGGCGGCCTTCTTGGTGGGCCGCTTCCGGTAGTCGATGATGCCCCGGTCCTCCTCATTCCAGAACACGTGCAGATACGCCCGATTGCAGATGATGGTCCAGAGCTTCAGGTCCTTGGTGACCGCATCGAAGTTCATCTTGTTGGACAGGCCCTCGACCAGATTCGAGGCCATCCGAGCGGCCTTGACGTCATCATCGTCAGGGGTGTTGGGGACGACAGAGTAGACGGGCACTTCCGCAGTCAACTTTGAGAGCAGGGTTCTGACATAGGGCTTGAGTTTATTAACGATGAGTTTCCGTTTCCGGTCCAGCGGAATCTCAACCAGTTTACGAGAAATCTTGTTGTAGTCGTAGACCTGATAGCCAGCGACCCAGGCGATATACTTCTTCCACCGAGGGAACCTGTCCAGCACATCCGGGTGGTTATCCCAGTAGTCCTGAATCCGCTTCAGGAGGTGCTCTTCCTCATCCTTCGACAGCTTCCCGCCGTCGTAGATTTTATTTTCGATTTTCCGTAATGTCAGTTCGCTCACTCAGCATCTCCTTGAGTTTATCGACATCAACCTCTTCTGGGTTCCAATCAACCTCGGTTCCCTCCAGGAACTGCTTAACCTCTGGGTCAACAGGACGCTCGAAGTTCTGCTCCGTCATCGGCGATGCGCCACGCACGTCCCTAGCCTCATTGCGCAGGGCCTCAACTTCTTTGACATCAACGGGGTACTTCTTTGCATAGTACTGGTATTCTTGATAATTCTTAGACATAATGCGGTTAAGCATATCCTTACGTTCCCGTATATTACGTTCCTCAGAATAAACGTGATAAATAAACACGGCACAGAAAGCAATAAATAGATACACTAGGATTCTCCTTAAATGGAGGGGGGCCTTGCGGCCCCCCGCCTAACTACTTATGAATGCCCCTTATAAACCGGGATGTAATACGTAGTCGTCCCAGCAATAATCGTGATGTAACCAGCAGTGTCCGCAAACGTGGCCTCGTCTGCAACCGTAAAGCCCTCGGAGCCATCGGTGCTAGCGAACCCAAACGCATTTGTAAACCCAGAGCCATCGCCTGTCTTAGCGAACCCGATAGCACAGGTGATTGCGCCAGTCGCCCGAGTACCGGCAGAGTTGAGGTACAAGAGCGAATCTCCTGCAACCGTCTTTGTCAAGAACGAGCCCTGCGAGTTGTCCTGAATCCAGGCGCCGTGACACTTTGTCCCAACAATCGTGTTGTTGCGAACAGCAAAGATAGCGCCAATCAAGTTACTAGAAGAGACGCCGCCATAAGCAGAGCCCCTGTCGTCAACTGAACACTCAAGGCCGTAGATGTTGACCATGTTTCCGCCAGAGTACTGACGGGCATAAATCCTTAGTCCCTTCATTCCACCGTAGTTGCCTTCCGCAAGATTGGCGGCAGAGTTATAAACGCTAACCCTGGCGCCCATGTCATCGGCCCCGCCCCAACTTGTGGTCGGATAGCCTGCCGGTCTGGACAGCGAGACATTCAGCGCTCCCTGAGTGACCTCGGCAACACCGTTGGCGACACCGGTGATTGTAAGAACCCGGCTACCGCCGTTGGAGTCCTTATTCGTCATCTTTCCGTTGTAAAGTTCGTATCCGCCGTTAAGCGGAACGTAACTGCGCCACATGAAATTAAGAAAACCGCCCTTAATCATTCCCATCTTATTCTCCTGTGCGTAAGCGTGCCAGTGGGGACATACTTCTTACGCAGACTTGAGCATTAACTTGCAGGTGAACGTGATGCTCTTCTCGTCCCACGTACCCGCAAGCACTGCCCTAAAGCGGACTTTGCCGCCAATGAGTTCCGTAACCGTTTTCTCTTCCGAGTGCGCCCCGGTTGTGTCGATGGTCGTAAAGGTTGCAATCGTAGTATAGCCCGCCGTATTGTCTGCCTGCCGCTCGACAGTAACCACAAGCGTCTCATCAGCTCTAGCGGCGAATGCGGTAACATCGAGCCACGCAATCAGTTCATTGAACTCATCAGCATCAACCCAATCAGACACAATAGTAGCCCCGGCGGTACGGGTACCAGATATCGCTGTCAATCGCTTTACAAGCCCACCGCCGGCAGATGCACCCCAACCCATAGTATCCTCCTAGTATCCTTCGATATCCGCGATGTTCTGATTCCCGGCCCAGACAACCTCGTTAATTTCGTCCCAGTCCTTCGCTTCTCGTTCCTCAGCCGTCATCTTCTCTTCAGGTGTAAGTTCCAATGGCTTAGGCGGGTCTGTCTTCGTAGGGAACACTAGAAAGTCCATCACGTAGGCGAGAGAGTCTACAATGTCATCCCGCAGGCTGGGATATCTGATAAGCTCGTCTTCGAGTTCATCAGCGCTTCCGCCAGCCGGGAGGGCAAAGGTGCCGTTCTCAAACATCCCTGTCAGATGTCGAATCCTAACTTCCTTTGGCCTGCCCTTTGGAGAGCAGGACATAAGGCGATAAGGTATAGTCTTGACGTATTCCAATTCATTCAACGGAATCTGCCGACGCCTGATAAGGTCAGGAATCAGCAGTTCCAGAATCTCGTAGATTGTGCCGTACTTCATATCCTCGATGTAGATGGTGTCCGCCTGAAACCGAGGAGCATTGGTGACAATCCACTCAGCCAGAGCACGGTCCGTGATAAGATGCCGCTTCCCGTACTCGATTAGACCTCGTTTGTCGGACGTGAGGTGGATAACCGTGATGCCGGAATAATCGGATTCCACGTCCGCCTTACCACTGGGGTCAATCAACATAATCGTATTCCGGATAGCTGGCTTATCCCGGACATTCCACCTGACGAACCAGCTCTTCTGGAACGGGTTTTTCCCTAGAGCCAGCGGGTTGTTCCTGTACTGCCCGTTGAACCGTGGCCCCTGTTGCTTCTGCAGTTCCTTAAGCACCTCTTCGGGGAACAGGGTCGGGAATGTGGACCCGGTTTCCGTCACAGGGTCAGCCCAGCAATCCATCCATAGGACGTGGTACTTACCCTTATGCAGTTCGACGATTGGCTTCCCTGTAGCCATATAGTCGAAATCGGGTTCGAGAAACTCCTCGATGAAGTACCCGTATAGGTCGTCAGAGGACCACCGGGTTCCAATATTGATTTCGACTCCGCTCGACAGTAGCAGGGACTGGGCCAGCTTCCACCAGTCCTGAGTTTTAAGGAGCTGGTCTTTGGTAGCTGAATTGTCCCTGTTGACCAAGTCGTCGTTAATCATAATCTTGTAGTGCTGGGAAACGAGGTTGCCCTCAACTGAACCTGTCTCCAGTAGACAGCCATTCAGCTGGATATAATCCTGAGTCCACTTCTCGGCCTCGTTCTCCGGGTCATTCGGAATCCACTCGCGGAACAATCCGCGAAGCAGGTCGTTGTACTGGAGATTGTACTTGATTTTTTCTAAAAAACTCTTTGCATTCGGAATAGTGGCGTTTGATATAATCTGGTGTTCGCGTTTCCCTGACACCAGGTTTCTTAGCAAACGCTGAATCGTCCAGCCGATTGTTATGACGTAGGACTTGACCCAACCGCGAGGCGTGAGTACGAGACATTTGTTGCCATCCTTGGCGTAGCGCTGGACGAAGTCGCAGATTGCCCCGTGGGTAGGGCGGTACAAGTCCTTAAACCCCGGAGTGGTGTCCTCCAGAGTAACTAGCACTGAACGGCAAAGGAAGTACAGGTCATTCAGGCAACGGTCAACCCAGATGTCTGGGTCGCTAAGCCTTCGGAGTACTTCCCGCGTTCTCTGGCTCGGGCTCAACAATCTCGGCTTCCAGTATGTCTGCGTCATCCTTGGAGAGCATCCCAGAGTCCTTGAGACTCTTCAGCATTCCGAGGTCAAGGGTAATCTGGATTGTCTTCTCCGTATGCTCTGACTTCTCTGGGGCATAGTCTCCCCTGATACGGCAAAGCAGGTCAAGATACTGTTTGCGAACAAAATTATCTGGGTATAGCGTGCCCCCGTCCTTGCGAGGCGGGGCCATCGCGTCAAGGCCCTCAGCAAGCTTATCGGCAATCTTGTCTTCGTTGAGACCCTTCTCTTCCAGCTTTTCCATTAGAAGAGTCTTAATCTGAGGCACCCGGGCTAGGTCTTTTCCGTAGGAACCTGAAAACCCTGCCCGAATCGCCGCCTTCTCCTGAGTCAGCCCCTCAGAGAGCCCCTCGACGAACTTACGGTGTTGGTGCGTCAGGGCTGTGATGTTGGGAATTGTAGACATCTACTTCTTTTTTTTCTTGTTAATGGCCCGGTGGATACCTTCCGCTTCCTCTTCAGCGAGGCGGTCCTCAAGAGCCTTCTGCTTGGAACCAACGTTGGGAGAAATAATGTCAGCAGGGTTGACGATGGGCGTGGCCTCGTCTAACTGCTTAGACTTCTTCCTGCTCCAGGCAAGGGCATCCTGAGCGTACTTCTTGGCCTGCTTAGTGACTGTTTCCCAGATGTCCTTCGCGGGGTCGAAAAAAATACGCTGACGCGCCTTGCCGGAAGCAATCTCCTGGCCTGCCATCTTCAGGGTATCCCCGGCGATGCTACCGGCCTTGCCAACAGCCTTACCAACCTTTCCGGCGACCTTACCAACGGCATGAGCGGCCTTCTTGGCATCCCTGGCCGCGCCCTTCAGGGTCTCTGACATGATTAGACCAGAGTAGTCGCTGTAGTCCGTCCCCTCTGGAAGCT